TTGTAGTCCTCTAGCCACCCATCATATACAATGATAGGACTAAAATTTACATGCACGTCATAGCCTGCATCTATAAATCTATCTATAGCTTGTATCCTTTCTAATATAAGAGAAGTGTTAGGCTCGTGTAAAGTTGATTTATGTTGAGGCATAAGGCTAAATCTAATACGTATTTTACCTTCAGGATTAAAAGATAACAATTTCTTATTTACAAACTTTGTTGCAAATGATCCCATTGCTATAGGATGATCTCTAAAGAACTCAAATATATCTTCCCACTGATGATACTTAGCGTGAAGACAAAAATCTTCATTACAACTTATATCATATGTTGTAAAGTCTGCATGAGTTTGATTAGGTTTATCTACCGGGGTAAAGAAAGCGTGATTGTTTATAGCTGTTAGTATATCTCCTGTGTTAGTTGCTACGGTAAGACCTGTTGGTCTGTGTCTTTTCATATAGCAATAAGAGCAGTTATATAAACAACCATAACCAAAACTTGGTGTTATAAAGTCTGTAGATCTACCTGAAGGCCTTATAAGCATAGACTTTCGAGTGATTTCTTCTATCATTGCTCGTCTTTCTCTGCATCCATGCGATCTTCTGCAATAGACTCCCTCATACGCTCTTCATACTCATAATCTAACTCAGGCTCTTCAAAGAATTCTTCACATATATAACATATAAATCCTTCTTCTGGCTCTGCATACTCTAGACACCCTCTGTCTGAACATCTTTCATTGATAATAACTGCTCCACAGCAATAGCTTGGGCCATCATCGTTATCTGTGTACTCTCCCCCACAGCAAGGGCTTACTAAATCAGGCATCAGGATTTTGTCTACCGATTTCCATTAGTTTTTCTACCCATAATTCAGCAAATCTTATTAGTTGTTCTTCTGTGTATTCTTGTTTTCCTCCTGGGTCGAATACTGTGTCCCATTCACTCATTTCATCAGAGTGTAAAAATTCTTTTGCATCCATAATTTTAATTTTAATTGATTAATTTGTAAAAAGAAAGGGGAGGCTTAACAGCTCCCCCCCAATCTATAATTGTTTGATAAGTTCTATAACCTCATCTACTTGCCCTTTATTCCTAGGCATAAAAAGAACATATTGCTTGTTAGTTTCCTTAAGATGTTTCTTAAATAATTTCCATCTTAATGGAAATGACTCATTAGCGTATCCTTTAGTCTCTATTACCCATTTTCCATTGGGGTCTACAAAATCAGGAGTGTAAGTAATTGGTCTTATTTTACTTCCTTTGTTATAAAGCTTTTTAGTTGTACCTTCATAACATGCTTGAGGGTATACTGTAGCCGGAAAGATTGTAAAAGTTGTTTCCTCATACTCTACTGGTATTTTGGCCGCTTCTAAAGATTTGTAACAATGAAGTTCTAATCGTGATTGAAACTCAATTCCATCATATGTTTGTTTTTTAACATTTTTAACCTTACTTCTACTTCGTTTCCACGGCATAATTCATAACATTAGTTTGAAGATACCCTTCCAGTCCTCTATTCTTATTCCAGATAAATCCTTGACCACACCTTAAAGTTCCTACATAGCCTTGAGTTTTATGCCAAGCGTCATTACCACATATAGATGGTATAAACCTAACTTTAGTTCCCATGTACTCATTAAGCATTTCTTTGTGCTTATGCCCACAATGTACTTCCCTAACTTTAGATCTACTCCACATTTCTGGTTGCTCAGTAGCAATCAATAATGGTAATTCTTGAGGTTTCTCTTTATCTCCGTGTGTGAACATTATCATATTAATACCATACTCATAATATTTACGTGTGTCTAGACTATTGTCTACGTTCACATTCTTATTCTTATGATACATAGCATCTAACACTTCACCTACATAGAACATACGCTCAAAATCATGATTACCTTGCACTACTACCACATCTACCGGGGCAAACTGTGCTAAATAATCAATTGCTTTCATAACTAAATGCCAATAACCTCTAAAAGATTGTCTCCACATCATACTATCTTGTTGAGGTGTACCTTTAGTTGTAGCCCTAGAAAAACCTTCTGAATTAAGACCGTCATTACCTACTGGTAATAAGAATCTTTCTATCTCTACTCCATCCGCTTTTCTATGTAAATCTTGAATAGCTTTCATATAATGATCTTCCATTGCTTCTGGACCATCTTCTGTAATCTTACCGTAATGAATATCTGGTAAAGAAATCTCGTAACAAATAGGATCTTTAGATTTTTTATAAGCAATCTTTTTTACTTTATGAGACTTGCTTTTAATATAATTTAGTAACTCATCTTTAACTAATGGCTGTTCATGCCATTGATTATGTGTTACTATACTATACCTTTGCTCACCCATCATGTTTTGCCAGAATTTAACTGACTTAACATCCGCCATGGTAAGTCCATTATCTAATAAGTGCTTTGAAAATGCTTGACTTTCACTTAAGTCGTGTCCGTTATCATTATTCATGCGCTCTTGTACCCACTCTTCAGATGTTACTAGTTTTTTACAATCTCTGATAATAGCTATATCTACTTCCCATTTATCAGCTAACCATTGTGCTCCTTTTTTCAAAAAACCTTTTTTAGTTCTTAGCTTTTCAATGATTTCATCTCTGTTCATATAATATGTTTTTAAGTTCTATCATACTCCCTGTCTCTTTGACTAAATCAGAAGGGTCTTTACAACCCAATTGATATGGTATGCAGATATTATTTAAACCATATAACTCACAAATTTTCTTAGCCATAGTTTGGCCAGGATTATTTACATTATCAAAATCGTTATCATATAAAATATCTATTGTTTGGAATCTTTCTTTTAGCTCATTTATTAATTTCTCTTCGGGTATTTGCATCTCACTTTGAAGTGCAATAGCGTTACAGCCTATTTCATATAAGCACATAACATCTTTTAGAGAGGAGGTTATTATAAGTCGCTCACCTTTATACGGGAGTTGGTTGTAACCTTGTATGTCTGATTTTCTTGTATTACTCAACCACTTATTTTTTTCCTCATAAGGAGAATAGATTTTATATCGATTTTTAAACCTAAATGCATAACTAATTGATTTACACGTAAATCGGTTGTTATTTATCCAGAAGTGACTTATCGGTTCGACAGCAAAACTAAGTAAAGTTTTTTTACTCACCAAGTATTTAGACCAAAATTTCCTATCTTCTATACTCCATAGTCGCTTTTTCTTTTGTAACACTACTTGTTTTCTTATATAGTTAACCGTATTGTTTTGTTTAAAAGCCATTACACCCATAGTAAATTTTATTGCCTCTTGTTTATTGCCTAAATTTAAATTAAAGTCGCAGTCTATAATTCTTAAAGCTCCTAGAAAGCTACAATTATATTTAAATCTTACATAGTTGAAGCAATCAAAAGCATGTTCAGAGTTTCCAAAATCTTTATATAATAATTTACCATTATATGGGATTATAGAAACAGTAGGTGATTTATCTTGTCTTAAATCGCTACTAAACTTTTTACCTAATTCTTTAAAGTTAGGACAATAGTACATAAAAATGTCATACTCAGTAATTTTACTAAGTATGACATTTGTATGTAAATGGTCTTCACTGCTTCTACTAGAGATTGCCATTAGAACGGCAAATCATCACTTTGTCCATTAGTAGCTTTTTGTGTAGTCCAATCTTCATCTTCGGCAGGAGCGTCAGGTGAGACTAATGTAGCTGTAGATACATGTGTACCCCATTGAAGGTCTGCATTATAATCAGCGTTAAATGATCCGTAATCATCATTTAAAGACTTAATAAAATACTGATCTCTTTGTGGTTTAACTCTACCAAAAGATTTAGTATAAACTGTTTGATACTTATCATCTTTAACTCCTACTAATAATCTAACTTCATTGTTTGTTAAAGCTTTTACTAATGCTTTAATTTCTGAAACATCTCCGCTAGCAATAGAAGCTATGTTATCATAAGATACCTCATCTCCTCCGGCAACATTAGCCCAAGCTTTAGTAAATTCAATTAAAGTTTCTTCGCCTACATATGCTTTTCTTTGTCCTTCTGATTTCCACCAGTCATAACTTGGTGCATCTGAAGACCATGTACTAGCGCCAAAAGCATTTATCCATTGATTTTTACCTGTTTGAGAAGTTCTCTCTTTTGGTTGCATTAAAATTTCTACTTTAACTTTAGTGTCTGAATTTCCTACCCAGAATACAACCTTATTGTAATCTTGATCTGAAAATGTTACAGCATAAGAAGGCTCTTGTTTAACATTTACACCCATTGCGTGTAACTCTGCCATATTAGGATTTACCCCTAAAACTTTCATGTTAGTTAATCCTGAGTATAATGTTACTCCTGTTCCTGCTACTGCTTCTGTACTTGCATTACTTTGTATTGCCATTTTTATTTATTTATTTAGTTATTATAATTCGAAGGTATCATCCTCCATGTCTAGTTCTTCTTCTTGTTGCTCTTTTACTAAATCTAAAGTATCTTCAAAAGATGGAAGATCTAATTCATCTTCATCATCAATTGGGCCATTTACTTTAGCTGTTGTTTCTTCTGGAGTTTCAAACTCTGTAGGACTCAACATGTCTATAATAGCATCTTGAGTTTCCTGCATTTGATTTTTAATTTCTCCAACTCCTTCAATAGCTTCATCTATAGCTTGCTCTAGAGTTACTTGATTAGGGTCTATAGGGTCTTCATCATTTACAACAAATTGTCTAGAAACTTTTGGTAAATCTGCTTCTTGTTCTACAGCAATATCACCACTGTTTAATGGAAGTGTGTCATCTTCGAATACAAAAGATAAAGGTTTTTTCTTACTAGGTCTTCTACCTTTAAGAAAAGGGTGTTCAAACATTCTGTCCACTTCCCATGGCTTTATACCATATTTTACAGACATTTCTGCTTTACCAATACCGTTCTTAAGATCTTGGTCGATCATAGACACAGTAATTTTTTCAGGTGTTTTTCCTGGTTCTGTTTGTTCTCTCATTTTAATCATTTTTTTTTGTTTAATTAATCTATAAATATTTTTGACCAATTCATAGGCATGGTCTCTCCTTTTAAATGATCACATCTACTACCAGCTACAGTATCATCTAGAGAATTAAAAGAAATCATAGTTTGATCTCCCTCTCTAAATATATAACCAACTGCATCTGCGTTAGCACATGTGATTTGTTTAATTTTACCGGTTAAATCAAGGTCTTTAACAGCAACCTCTTTACCTTTCTTCTCAAGCATCTTATCTTTTAAGTGTCCCACTAAGATAACATGATCTGCTAGCATATTTAATCTATCTATCCATTTCTTATAGGCCATCCTTAAATATAAATAGCCTGCACCATTAGGCAATGCTAAGATAGACATACCAGGGTTTTTAGTATCAAAGTTCTTACCCATAGGTGTTTTCATATAAATTTGTTTACCTTCTGCTTCGCACCATTCTTCTAATTTAGAGATAGTATCTATTGCAATATATTTATATGGCTTATTAGCTGTTATGATAGCCCTACCTACATCAGCTAATTCTTTTAAACTATTCGCTTTAATCTTTAAAGCATCAAGCATGTCTGAACCATTTTCTAAATCAATTATTAAACAGTCATCTAGTTGAGATAATACTGTGGTTTTTCCAATCTTTGGAGCCCCATATATTATCATGTTTTTAGGCGATTTACGGCTAGCCTTTACCTTTTTAGTTGGTAGTTCCATACTTTCTATATTTTTTAATAATTTATCATTTTGTTTTCCCATTATTGTATTCTTTTCCAATTTCTAACACCACCACCTAATCTATTCTCTTCAGATTCATCTTCTTCTTCTACTTTTGTAGTAGGTTTTGGATTATCTAATATATAGTTTATGTGTTTATTTAAAGCAAATAGTGCATCATCTATTGTATCTATTCTCTTAGTTAGAGCTTGTATAGAAGTATTAGATGCAGTACTATCTTCTCCTGAAGGGCCAGGGTCTCCTTTAGGGCCTCTTTCGCCTTCATCCCCTCTAGACCCTTGTTCACCTTTGTCGCCTATAGGTCCTGTAGGTCCTACTGCACCTGTAGGCCCACGGTCCCCAGTGTCTCCTTTTTGTATATTTTTTATTATTCTTTTCTCTATTTGTGAAGCTATGTACATTCCTGCCGCCACACCACCTCCTAGTGCAACTATAATCATTACTATTTCCATATTATTTTTGTTTTTGTCGTTCTGTTATTGTAAAAGTTGACATTTCTGCCTCGAATGGTATCATGCCTAATAAACCGTCTCGGTTCTTCTCTACATGTATAGCTAATAAACCCAGTGGATCTTCTCCGCAGTAAGCATCAGTTATGCCATATAAATCATAAGGTCTTTGTAGCATCATAACAACGTGAGCATCTTGACCAATACTATCACCACCAAATAAGTCTGTTAATAATGGTTGATACTGCGCTTTAGCACGATGCTCTTGTTCTATGTTACGATTAAGCTGAGATAATAAAATGTTTACACATCCTATTTTAGATTGAAGCCACATACACCCTTTAGATACTTCATTAAGTTTTTGCAGCTCTTGCTCTTTATTACTTAAGATAAGTCTAGAGTGATCAAAAACATTAACGATAATGTGATCTGGCTTCTTTTGCGTAACCTCTACATTAGCTTCTTTAATAAATTCCATATCTCTAGGTATATTGTTAAAATATATAGGATAATGAGCATACTTTAAAACTTCTTCTTTAAATTTATCATAAGCTTCTCGTTCTAATCTTTGATCAACCGATAATAAATCACTTAGTTCTTTATTAGTTCCTTTTGCTCCGGCTCTCATTATTTGCTGATAACCTGGCATTTCAAAGCTCCAATATAATACTATTAATTTTTTATCTTTATTGTTATCCAATAAATCAAAAATCATTTGATTACTAAATGCTGATTTACCTACACCAGGTCTACCAGCAATTACATACATCTTACCAGGCTGTAACCCTCCTAATAAGTTCTTATTCAATCTAGGCCATTTAGTAGGATAAATTCTTCTCTTTCCCTGCATACCATCTTGTACTTGGTATAATGAAGCGCTGATTGCCTTGTTAATACTTTTAAATCCTCTATCTTTAAAGAGATCGTGTGATCCTTGGTTTGGTGGAGTCGTTTTGTGTTGCATGTTCGTCTAAGTTTTCATACTTTTCCCAAGTATAGTTATTAATCCAAACCTCTAAATTCTGTAAGAATCCAAGGTTCTCTCTTTCTATTTTTAATTGTTTGTCTAAGCATTTCATGATCTCTCTATGCTTATAAGCTTTGTCCCCAACTACTTTTTTATATCTGTCCCTTGCCTTATCGTTTGATTTAGCGTCTGGATCAGCTGCGTGTAAAACTCTTGTAGCACCTCTATTTGTGTTTACTTTCATAGGATAAGTTCCAACTAGTTCAGCAAACATAGCTTGAAAATTAGACACAAAAAGATCGATGAACTCTTGTCTTATAACATGATTTTCAAGAGAATCACCGATCTTAATGTATCCTTTATGTTGCAGTGTAATCAAATCCGGTTTCAATGCAAGAGTTGATATATAATTAAAACCTTTTCTATATATGATATAGAGATAGACATAATCGTCTGCTGACATACCCGTTTCCTCAAGTATGGCAAAGTCTAATTCTATCTTCATATAAAAATAGTTTTTATAACGTATAACGATACTTGTGCAAATATAATAATTTTTTCCATAATATTCAATTTTATTTAATTTATTTTTATAACCAATTTATACCTTTAAGATCTGCTACAGATTTATTAAGCCATTTCTCTTCTTGAGAGTTTTTAACATATATAATGTAGATCTTCCCAATTTTACCTTCTTCAAATCGTATTAACCTTCCTATTCTTTGTACCATAGATAAAGCTTTTGATGTTAATCCACATATAATACCTATATTAGCATTAGGTATATCAAAACCTTGATTTAAAGCCTTAGTAGAGCAAAGTATATTAACCTCATCGTCTTTAAAGCGTTTTAAAGCGTTCTTACGAGCTTTTAGTGTTTTTTTACTGTGATATACTTCTGCTAGAGGTGAAACGCTGTCAGCTAATTTATCTGTGAACGCGTTTAAGCCTCCAAATGTAATAATTTTTTCTGTTAAATTACCATAAACTATCTCTTTAAATTTAGATATTTTATTGTGCGCAGTGTCCACTATACCTTTACGTTCTCTCATAGCTTTATAGAACCCTAATGCATGAAATTTCTCTTCTTTTGTACATTGTTTATTGGCTATAAAAAATTTAGCCATATCAAAAGCTTCGGGTCCTAACCACATTTTATGTCTAACAAAATCAGCTTGAACTGCGTCATATTCTAGCATTTCTCCAAATGTTAATTCTACTGGAATACAGTAAATTTCATAAGGAGAGACTAGTTTCATCTCTACGCATTGATCTAATGTTATAGTATAAACTGTAGGTGCTAACCTGAACAACTGCATTTTATACCCAACATCTTCTGGCATAGTAGCAGTCATACATAATAATTTATCATAAGTATTGTTATTAAAAAACTTTATATACTGTTTACTTAATCCTAAATGTATTTCATCACACACTACTATATCATAATGATTACCTACAAGCTTGTAAGCACTTTGATAACACATAATATCGACTCTATCCAAGCAACTGTCATACCCCCATTTAATAAATTCATCTCTAAATTGGTCTTGCAACTGTACAGTAGGTACTAAGATGAGAGCAGTTTGTTTCCCGAGTACATTAAGAACATGATTAATACTAACCACTCCACATCTTGATTTCCCGAAGCCAGTTCCAGCAATAATACTACCACAATAGTTGTTTTGAGCCCACTTGTTAAGCGCTTTTCTTTGCTCTTTGTCTTTTGTTTCATTTGTTTTCATTTTTAAGGAGTTTTCCATACTGTATGCTGTCTATTAGTACTAACATTTAACCTCGTACTTGTTGTTATTACCATGCCTCGGTCAAATAATTCTGTTACACGACCTGTTACACGGTTTATCTCCCAACCTAAACGATCAGCTATCTCTCTATTTGTTAAGCCTAAATATCTAGGATCCTTGGTGAATCTTTTAATTTCGTCGTAAACTTGCTTGCGTTTACCGGTTAAATTATTTATTGCCTTTAGGGCGTTTATTTGTGTATTTCTTATCATCTTGTTGTATTTTAATATGTTTTTCTATTACTTTTCCAATATAATCTTTACTTCTACCAGTATGTATAGCCATCTCAGGAATAGTCATAGTATCGCAATTTTTATAAAAACAATCTATAATTTTAGACTCTCCAGGAGTTAAAAACAAATAAATATCTTTATCTTTTATTTTTTGTTTGTAATAACTAATAAATTCAGTTGTTTTCATGTTGGCGTATCTCTGCGCCTCTGCGTATTCTTTCCATGTTTCAGTGTCTTCTTCAGTTTCACCGCTATACTTCCATAATTGATCTGCAGTCTTTACAATAGGACCATTATCTTTTTGCCATTGTTGTTCTTCTTCCATTTGTATAGCTACATGATGTCTTTCTTTCATA